TGTGGTATAGCTTTATGTTGGCACTTCGTTCTTGCTCCAGTGACTATGTTCCTTTGTGCCTACATAGGTGTAGCTATACCTGATCTTCCAACTTTCGATATGGGAAGTCTTATGACAGTCTTAATGGGTATGTTAGGATTAGGAGGATTAAGAACATATGAGAAACAGAAAGGACTAACTAAATGAAAAAGAAAATAAACAAGGTTATAAAAGGTTTAAAAAAAGCTAGTGCTTTACATGCTAAACAAGCAAAAACATTAAAAACCGTATTAAACGATTTGCTCTATTAGGAACTTGTTTAGCCCAACGAGAGTCTTCCATTTGGATTGATGCCTCCATCCAATCACTATCTGCGATTGCAGCATTCATTTTCTTAAAATTAGAAAGACGAGGTCTACCCATATTAAACATCATGTTACAAAGTATTAGTTGTACTTCTTCTGGTAAACCAAGAAAGTTAGGATAAAGTTTTTTACACTCATCTATAGTTGTATGAATATCTGCTTGGAAACAAGAATTTACTCTATCTTCAGATATTTCTGTGCCTACAGGTTTTTGATATTCTTCATCCCACTCAGTAACTAAATGTCCAATTCCAAAAGTGGGTAAACCAAGATGATCTAAATAGATCTCGTATTTACAGCCTTCATCTTGTTCTATTTCTACTCTTAATCTATTAATATCCATTGCTTACCTCATCATATGATACTCGTTCTATTGGTCTAATATGTAACTCAAACCCCATCTTATTTAAAACTTTATTAAAGTTACTCAGGGTAGGTTGCCTCATTTTAGATTCCCAAGTGTATATAGCTATCTCACTAACACCTGTGCCATCAGCTAATTCTTTTTGAGTATAGCTTTTATATTTTCTTATATCTTTAAAATTTTCAATTATATCAGCCATTTTTTCCAGTCCTCTCCTAAAACTTGAGTAGCTAAGTTTATTTTTTGTCTTAACGATTTTACTATAATTTCATCTACAGTTTTTTCTGCAACTAAATCAATATATGTTACTTTCGATGTTTGACTTATTCTGTGTGCTCTATCTTCTGATTGCAATCTTATCTCAAGATCATAACTATTACTATAATAAATTACTGTATTAGCAGCCGTTAGAGTAAGACCAAAACCTCCAGTTCTTGGTTGCCCTACAAAAAATCGTAGAGCATCATCAGTTTGAAACTGTTCTACAATCTGTTGTCTTTCTTCTCCTGGAGTATCACCATAATAACTTCTTACAGAGTTTTCACCATAAATACGACTAAGCTCTTGTTCTATCTTTTGTATATCGTGTCTATAGTTCGCCCATATTAGAGCTTTTCCATTCACTTCTTCTAATATACTTATTAACTCAGATAGTCGATTATTATTTATTTCAACAGAAGAGCCATCATCTGTATTTACAAAACCACAACTTATTTGATGAAGTCTTAATAGTTGTGTTATAACTGCGTTTGCAGTAACTTGTTCCATGTTATCTAATTGCGTAACTGCATTCTTCTTCATATCCTGATAAATCTTTTTCTGTTCAGGTGTTAGTTCTATAACTCTACGAGTATAAATCTTTTCTGGTAAATCCAAACATTGCTCCTTTGTTACTCTAAAAGAATGAGGCTTTATTAATTCTGTTAATTCATCTAAATTACGAAAACCTAATATTTGATTATATTGATGAGATCCTGCAGATCTTTTTATCATATCTGCAAATCTTGCACAAAAAGAATAATACGATCTAAACCCTAATAGTTCTTCACTTAGAAAAGCAAACTGTGAATATAAATCTAAAGGTGATTTAGTTATCGGTGAACCTGTTAATATTCTTTTATACTTCGCTAACTTTCCTAGTTCTATTGCATTCTTAGTTCTTTTTGCCCTATGGTTTTTTATTACAGTAGACTCATCTATTGCTAATAATGTACCCTCGTTATGTATTCCATTTTTATGATTAAAGATAAATCGTTTCGCTATCTCTAAACCTTTCTTAGTAGACAGAGCTTCAATATTCATTACAAAAATTTGTAAATCAAAATCTGGTTTCCATATTGCTTCTATTTGTTTTTTTACTTTTTCTGTTAATGGTGAAGACCAATATGCCATCTTATGTTCTATATGGTTAGGAAGATGATTAGGTATTTCTTGCCCTACCCAGTTTTTATAGACACCTTTTGGTGCGAGTATAAAAGCTGAATTAATTTTTCCAGTGTCATATAGATAAGCTATAGTATCTATTAAGACTTTCGATTTACCAGTTCCCATATCCATAAGCAATGCATATTCATCTTTATTACAAGATTCTTTTAATGCATTAAGCTGGTGTTTATACGGTCTAGTTTTGAACGTAAACAAATATGTCTCCTTCTTCTTTCTAAAAATTAATATACTATATAAATATCTAGTGAGATATATAAAAGTTATGAAAAAAGTTCCTTACGACCCTTTATCTATGATAATGTAAAATAAAATCTCATAGAGCAGTTATAGAGTAAAAACAAAGGCTTAACTACATTCTTATGATATTATGAGATTATGACGAGCTTTTTTAAAAATAAAATAATAAAAACTTTTAAACATGACTATGTTGCATAAAATAAAGGTTTATTATTATATTAATAAAGTATAGTATAATAAAAGTTAGGAGAAAGTAGAATGGAATACACAAGACAAGCAACTGTATATGTTGTACAAGACTTTGGCACTAAGAATATATCTGGTGCTTTAAGATTTGGTCAAATAAAAGTTTTACTTCCACCCAACAGACAAATCGTTTTAAGTGCTGCTCCGACAGTCGCAAGACTAAGGGAAGGCTTAAATGGTTTTTCAGACGAAGACTATCTATTATTAATGGGGGATCCTGCTGCAATAGGTATAGCCTGTAGTATTGCATCTCATATTAATGCTGGAAAGTTTAAAATGTTAAAGTGGGATAGACAAGAAGCAATGTATCTTCCCATCAATATTAACCTAAAATACTTTGGAGAGTATGATGAACAATCTTGACGATATCCTCAGTGGTGAGGCAATAAACACTATAAATGTCAAGGCAACACCTGATGAATTAAACAGGTTGAGCAGATTGGCAAACGAACTTATCAAACGACAACAAGATGTCAAAATTCATGAAGAGTCGATTAAGACTTTCAAGGAAAGGGTAAGACAAATCTCCGAACAAGAAATACCAGACCTTTTAGCAGAGGTAGGGCTTTCTAGTTTTGAGTTAAAAGATGGAACTAAAATTAAAGTTGAACCTTTCGTAAGGGCTCATATATCAAAAGATCGAGCAAAAGAAGCTCATGCTTGGTTAGACGATAATGGTTTTGGTGAAATTATTAAAAAAGAAATAAACTGTAAATTTGGTAGAGGGGATAATAGATTTACCGAAGTATTAAGTCAGCTTGATACATTAGGTATTGATACGACTACTAAAGAATCAGTTCACCATTCAACTTTAAATTCTTTCTGTAAAGAACAATTGGAAAAAGGGACAGATATTCCTGTAACTACTTTTGGTCTTTATAGTGGATTTGTAACTAAAATAAATAAATAAGGAGGACAATATGTCAGATAAAGCAGTTGCAAGAAAAGAAGAAACGTCAGTCTTAATGGTTGATGATGAGATACTAGCTAATGGTACAGGTCTTGAGGATACAAGTTCTGAAGACTTCGCTATTCCGTTTATCAGAATATTACAATCTGGTAGCCCACAAGTAAAAAAGTCAGAGGGTAAATATATCAAGGGTGCTGAAGAGGGCGATATATTAAATACTGTGACTAATGATCTTGTTAAAGGTGACGATGGAATTATTGTAGTTCCTGTATATTATCAGAAAAAATATATCGAATGGAAGCCACGAGATTCTGGAGGTGGATTAGTGAATGCTGACCATGAAAGATCTATACTTAATCAATGTGTCAGAGACGAAAAGAAAAAATTCGTTTTAGATAATGGTAATTATATAGACGAAACGGCACAGTTTTATGTCATGGTTACTAATGAGGAAGAAACAGAGTGGCAACAAGCAGTTATTAGCATGTCGTCTACTCAGTTAGGTAAAGCTAGAAAATGGTTAAGCACTATGAAGCAAAGACGTGTAAAAAATAGTGAGGGCATTCCAGTAGAAGCACCAATGTTTATGTTTCGTTATTTAGCTAAAACTTCACCAGAGTCAAATGATTTAGGAAGTTGGTGTGGTTGGTCTATAGGTCTTGATGGTCCTGTAAAGGAAAGATCTTTTATGTTAGAAGCAAGTCGCTTTTTGAAAAGTATTCGTGCTGGTGATGTAAAAGTTAAACAAGATGATGTTAACGAAGATTCAACACCTAAAGATGACGAAGTACCATTTTAATTTAGGGGGCGAAAGCCCCCTTTTACCATTTGGAGAAAGAGATGACTACAACATACAGTAAACTTAAAGGTAGATCAAAAGGTTATCGATATCGTAATTCAATAGTAGATTTACAACGTGACCTTTATAAACGTAATTCTAAGTTGACACCAAGGGAACTAGGAGAAGATGAACGATTCGAAGATGATCCAAGGGCTTTAAGAGAACAAGATTATGGTAAAGTAAATAAAATACCAAGCTCACCTTTACATAATCGTAGACATGACCACTAAAACAGTAAAGGACTTTGCTACTCTTTTTTCTGGGTTGAGAAAGGCATATGGATCATATGCTCCAGAGGAAGGAAATGGTGTAGGAAAAGAAAAAGGTCGATATAGAATTATATCTGAAGACATAGATGATCTTCGGCTACAAGAATTATGGAAAAACCATTTAGAGGGTAAAAACTCTCTTGGTATAATACCGATTACAGAAACTAATACTTGCACATGGGGTGCCATTGATATTGATCAGTACCCTTTAAACCATAGTGATTTAGTAACTAAATTTATAAAAACAAATAAGTTACCATTTGTAGTGGCTCGTTCTAAATCTGGTGGTGCACATATATTTGTATTTCTTAGTGAACCTGTAAGTTGTGCTATTGTTCAACATAAACTAAAAGATATTGCCTCTGTACTTGGTTATGCAACGGCAGAGATATTTCCTAAACAAACAAAACTTTTATTAGAAAAAGGTGATAGAGGCAGTACCTTGAATATGCCATACTTTGGTGGAAAGAGGACTACTCGTTATGCTCATGATGATAAAGGTATAGCTATAACAGATTTAAATGAGTTTATAGAATATGCAAAACAAAAAACGATAACTAAGGCAGAATTAGAAAGTTTAAAAATTATTTCTGCTGATATGGCTGATAAAGATCTAGAAGGTGCACCACCTTGTTTAAAAATACTATGTAGTATGGGCTTTCCTGAGGGAACTAGGAATAATGGTTTATTTGACGTTGGTGTGTTTTTAAGAAAAAAGTTTTCTGACGATTGGGAGAAAAAAGTAGAGGAAAAGAACTTTCAATATATGAAGCCACCACTTGGTGCTTCAGAAGTTTTAGCAGTTATAAAAGCATTAAGTAATAAAGATTACCAATATAAATGTAATGATCAGCCTATAGCCTCACACTGTAATGCTGCAGTTTGTAGAACCTGTGAATATGGTGTTGGTTCTTCTGGAGGGTTACCACAATTTAGTAATCTACAAAAACAAGATTCAACACCACCTATATGGTTTTTAGATGTAGAGGGTCATCGAATAGAGCTAACTACAGATGAACTACAAAACCAAACTAAATTCCAAAGAAGATGTATGGACGAATTAAATTTTATGCCTTTAACTATGAGACAAAACAACTGGAGGACTGTTGTTCAACAATTATTAGATAGCGTATCTATAATCGAAGTTCCAGAAGATGTATCTGTACATGGTCAGTTTAAAGAGCTTTTAGAGTCCTTTTGTACTGAAAGAGCACAGGCTCAATCAAGAGATGAGTTATTATTAGGAAAGCCTTGGACAGAAGAAAGTAAAACTTTTTTTAGATTAAAAGATTTAATAGACTATTTTGGTAGACAACAGTTTAGAGATTATGGAAGAAACCATATTGCTGCACGACTCAGGGAACTGGGAGGTGGGGATCATTTCTTTCATGTAAAAGGTAAAGGTGTAACGGTTTGGTATGTCCCAGAATTTAAATCACAAGAGGAGGGCTACGAATTACCAAATATGGGGGAGGATCCATTTTGAGTATTGATCCTTCTACTTGGTCTATTATCCTTGGACCTCCAGGAACTGGTAAAACTCTTCTTTCAA